TATGAAGAGAATACCCCTTGCCTATGGTGCTTACCAAGCCTTAACAGGAGACCCTGCGGGAGGAGTCGGAACCGCTGCTGGTGGAATAATAGGTCAGACATTATTAAGAACAGCACCCGCTCCTGTCAGATTAGCTGGTATGGTTTTTGGAGGTATGCTTGGTGGCAATATTGCCCAAAATGTTTCAGGTATGAATCCTAATGATCCTCTCTCTGGACCAGATATACGTATACCCGGAATTGATTATCCTTTAACTCCATATGCAAGAACAAAACAGAGAGCTGAAAGGATGAGAGAAATGAAGAAAGATGATATGGAAATGGCACAAGAGTTTTCAAGAAAACAAATGGCAATGCAACTTGCTAATCAACTGATAGCTAATCAACAACAAATATCAGGAGATCTTGCGGCACAGATGATAAGATCCAGTCCTTTTGGGAGGTAGATAAAAATGGCAGCAACTTCATTTTATTCATCTATTCCCGGAAGTCAGATGGGAAATTATGGGTTCTTTGCAAATGCGAGTGTACCACAGTATGAGATAAACAGAAGAAAAAATAAACCTAATTATGCTGGTTCTACTGCAGGTTTTTTCGGAGATCTAATGGGAAAAATTAAAGCTGGACTTTCAAAGGAAGATACAACAGGAAAGGATATGAGTGAGATACAAAGAATAACCGGTAAAACATATGATGAACTAATGCAAGATAGTCGTCAGAGAGAAAATCAACTGATGAACAGACAGGCTCTCCTTGGTGGTGTTGCTGATTACAACAAGTACCAATATCTTGGAGGACAAGCACAAATGGAAGCTGCTAAAAATATTGGGCGTAATACACAAGACATGTTACGGACTATGGCATATGGTCAGGCAGCCTTAAGTAAAGCAATAGCTGGAGCTTCAAATATGGCACCTTTAGATAGGAAGTACTTCAGTTAAAATGATGATATGGATTACAATCTTTATGATACCTTTGGTGATGACTTTAAAGGATTTGGAGGACCGTCATCTTCTTTTGATGTCTACGGAGCTCTCGGCAATCCTGATATCTTCACACCGCCTAAGCAGGGCTTGGGATCAAGGATTGGTAATATGTTTAAAGGAGGAGGAGGTCAAATGTTTGGAGCATTAGCTGGAGGATTATTCAGTTTTTTAGGAGCCAGAAGTGCTGCTGCAGCTCAGGCAAAGGCTGCTGAGGCACAATTGAAGGCAGATGCCGATAGGATGAAATTCGGCATGATGAGAGGACGTGAGCAAGATATGGGCTCGATGGGATATGGAATAGGACAGACGGTAACCAGATATGGAACTGGAGCTGATCTTGATTTTGATAGACAGAAAAAAGCAACCGTATTTTCTAAAACAAGAGGTCGAGAATTAGATCGATTACAAAATATGAGGGATGCTAGAGCTAAATTAAACTTTAGATTAAGTCCCCAGTTTGCCAGAATGAGACAAGGACAATTTAATAGAAGAGTAAAAGAAATGAAAGCTAGGGCAATGTTTAGTCCTGAAGCTATGAAATATGGTCCAATAGCATTCCGTACAACGGTATAAGGAGGATAAATGGGAGCACCCTCAATTACATATGAATCTCCGAAGATTGAGAAGGATGATACCTTTGAGAAATATTTACAGTATCAACAAGATCGTGAATTAAAGTTAGATGAACGTGCTCAAGCTGCTACTGATCGATCTGCGGCTTCGGATCGTAGGAGAAGGGAAGGAGGTGCTAGAGGCTTTCAGGATTATGCTCAAAATATAAAAAGGCGATATTCAGCTGGTGCTTTAGGTGCTGGTCAGGCTCAAGATATGTTGCAAGATTATATATCAGACTATAGTTTAGATCAGGGTTTTTTACCTGCTACCCAAACAAGAACTAGAACTGTTTATGATGATGTTCTTGATGATGAAGGAAAAGCGACAGGAGAAAGAACACCACGACAAGAAGAGTATGAATATATGAATCCGGGGGCAACACCAGGGTTTGAATTTAACCAAGATTTACTAGGTCAATTTAAAAAAGAACTTAGTGATTTGGAGTTAGGATATACTGATCCCATAACAGGTGAAAAGGTTCAAGGTTTAAGAGATAAACGTTTCTCCGCTGGTGTATCGAAGGCATACCAAGATTTATTTGGAAGAGAGGTGAAAGACGAAGAATTAACCAAAGCCATGACAGAATTTGGTAATAATATCTATAAGGGTGGGATAGCTGATTTCAGATCTAATCTTAAGGAGAGTGAGGCGTACCAGAAGAAGTTTAATGATAATTATATGGATAACTACTACGATATGTTCTATGGTAGTAGCGTTGCAGATAGAACAGATGCAGAAGGTAACGTAACTAAGCTACGTAAGTATTCTTATGATGAATCTATGCTACCGACATTTACAAGTGCAGATGCTGAGGAAGGAGAAACAACTGCGTCTATTCTTGAGAGAAAAACAGGTATAACGATGCCTGACTATACGGAATACTTCAGTAAAGAAAGGTCTGTAGGTGAACTAGAAGATCAAAGACAAGCGATTGCACAGACAAAGGATTTCATATACTCAGCAGGTCTTAAAGAACTACAAGGTAACATTGACAAGGAGATGACGAAGCTTTCAATAGAAGGTCGGAAGGATATAGCTAAGATAGATCAAGCTACTCAAATGTACAAGTTGATTAATTTTCAGTTCTAAGTTTTAATCCTTTATAATGAAAATATTGAATTTATAAGTATAGAAATGGCAGCTAATGACATTTTTGCGAATGCAACTCTAACACCCGAACAAGAAGCAGAATTAAAAAGACTACAAGATTCACTAGCAGCAAGAGGTGATGATGGTGGCGAAGATGATAGCTTTAAGGTTGGTCAATTTGAAGAACTATTAAATAGATTAGAAGGATCTAAAAAGCGTCAGCAAAGACAGAGATCAGTAGAAGGACGTAGAGACATCTTCGCTCAAGGTCTCGCTGGCATGATGGGCAACTTCTAATTATCCTAGAATAAAGATAGGTTACTACCATGACATCTTCTTATAACGTCGATAGATCATTTGAAGACGACGATTATTTTGATCTGGATAAATATCGTCAAGCAGCTGGTGTAGCCTACGAATTTTCTAAGAAAAAAATGGAGGATGCTGGTGAACAAGAGAGGGAAACCATCGGTAAAGGTGGTAAAGAAACTAGAGAAACCGCTCGTCAGCAACAGCAGTTCCGTGAAAGGGACGAAGAAAGGGATCGTAAACAAGCCCAATCAGCTTATAAATATTAATTTATTTAATTCCTGGGTAGATAACCTTGATGCTTCTACTCAGGAATCTTTTTGTGCTTTTGCAGCAGATAATTATTCTGTTATTGAAATCTATCTATATGCACGTTTCTTAGGTTATGAGGGGACTATATCTGCCTGTGATTTATGGGTAAAAGATAATCATGTGAAACCTGATCATAGGAAAAAATTATTATATGAGATTGATGAGATGCAAGAAGATATTAGAAAATTAAGAGAAGATATTGAGAACGGTGCTGTCAAAAGAGATGCAGGGGTTGGACGTATTGCCCAGATGCAAAAGGAACTTAGAAGCACCATATCAGAGATTGAAACATTTACTAATACTAAAGATCGAAAAGGTTTACTTATGGCTGGTGCGGATAGAGCTATTCGTGAATTAATGTTTATTTTTAAAGATGATCCCATAGAAGTTCCCTTGGAGGAAGCAACTATGAGTGTGTGGGCAAGAATGCAATTACAAGAATAGTTCAGTTAAAATAGAGAGAAATGAATAAATAATACTGGTGCATAATGGCTAAGAAAAAAATGCCACCTCAACTTCTTGAGTACTTTAAGAATAAAAATGAGAAAAAAGAGGATGGCTCTAAGATGAGTGATAAAGAAAAGAGAACTGCAGCCTTAGATAAAGCCAGAAAAGCTAAGAAAGCCGCTAAGACTTATAAAGATAAGAAAGCCAAAAAGTAAGAAGTAAGTTAATATTTAGTAGTAGCTTAGGTATTAGTAATTGCCTTCATATCAGCACTTAGCATATCGTCGTAATGCGAAAGCTGCGGCTAAAAAACAGCAAATTAAAAAACCAAAAAATCTCGAACTTATAGAACAAGCTAGAGAGGATTTTGGCTTTTTTTGTGAGTATGTAGCAGATAAACCACCAGCAATACATCATAAGACTTGGCACAAACATTTTATAACTAATCAAGATAGTAGTTGCTTAATAAAAATTGCTGGACCTAATGTAGATCTATTAGCCCCTAGAGGGTCGGCTAAATCGACTGTATTGGGTCTTTTAACTGCTTGGGCTATTGGAGTCCATACAGAGGCTAAACTGCCCTTACAGGTGCTTTATCTTTCTTATACAGTTGATATTGCCAGATCTAAATCTGCAACTATAAAAAGAATTATTGAAAGTAAAAGATATCAGGAAGTATTTCCAAAGGTAAGACTACTTAAAAACGTAACCAGTAATGAGTATTGGTCTATAGATCATAAGTTTGCAGGTATAGATACTACCGGTGAAGAACAATTCACATTATGTGCAGCTGGACTGAAGGGTTCAGTTACATCTAAGCGTTCTCATTTAGTCATGATTGATGACGCAATAAAATCTTCTGCTGATATTGCGAATCCAGATATTAGAAAACAAATGCAAGAGAACTGGAATGCAGTTATAGCTCCCACTATGTTTGAGGGAGCAAGAGCTATTTGTTTAGGTACTAGATTTAGACATGATGATATTCATTCAACTACTTTTAACGAACAAAATAATTGGACTCAAATTATCTTATCTGCAATTCAAAATGACATAAAGACTGGAGAGGAAGAATCTTACTGGCCGGAAATGTGGTCTTTGGAATATCTAAAAGAGAAAAAGAGACAAGCTCCTATTGCTTTCTCTTTCCAATATATGAATCAGATTGTTAGACAGAATGAGTTATCGTTAGCACCTGAATTAATTGTTAAAGCTGAAATAGCAACTGAGTTTGATTCCCTTGGAGTGGGAGTTGATTTATCAGCTGGTACTAGAGAGAAAAATGATTACACCGTTATGGTATTAGGAGGAAGAATAGAAGATCGTATTCACATAATTGATTATCGAAGGATAAGAGTTATGGGTAATTTGGAAAAATTAGATGCTTTAAAAGAATTATTAAATGATTGGTCAGTCATAGGACAAGATGTGAATGGTAATTATTTTCCTACTTTTTCTACTTGTGACATATGGTCTGAAGCAGTTCAATATCAGGCATCTCTGGAAGCAGATTTTAAAAGAGTATGTTTAACTAATGGAGGTCTGTATAATCTAATTTGGCATCCAGTTAAAGGATTTAGAGCAGATAAGTTAGCTAGATTCAGGGGAATTATGGGGATGTTTGAAGATAGGAAAATTGTATTTAATAGATTTAGAAACTTTACCAATATGTTTGAAGAGTTAACTAATTTTGGGGTAAGTGGACACGATGACTGTGTTGATGCTTTAGTTTGGCTTGTAAATGGATTAGCTCGTAAAGGTCAACTTCATTTAGACTTTTAATAGAGGGTTATATGTATAGCTATGGGACCTGAGTATATTGCAATAATTTTCAGTGCTGTTATCTCTTCTCTGACAGGAGGTGGCTGGATTGCCAGTAAGGTTCTAGAAAGACATCGTGAAAGATTAAAGGATGCTATACAAAGAGTAGAGAACCAAAGATTACGTATTAATGCTTTGGAAGAACATGTAAACCGTAT